CGCTAATGTATAAATTTGCAGAATAAGATGAACCAGATAAATAACTTGATGATATACTGCCTATATAATTAATTACATCAAAAGTAGTATAACTTCCAGACAAGCTAGATGATACATAAAAATTTACATCACTAACTAGTTGATTTTGCGCTTTTAATTCTAAGATTTCATCAATTCCAAAATTTTTATCTTCATAACCAGTTTCATTAGTTATGAATGTGTCTTGTTTTGGAAATATAAATGTATGCATACTCTATTATAAATATAAGTATGAAATTTATAAGACTTTTAATGATAAATTTATTAAATTACTGCTCCTCTTATATCATTATCTGGAAATTTAACTTCAAATACAGATGGGTCTAATGAAGGATAAATAATTTTATTTAATGTAGCTTCAGATAAATTATATTCGTGTGGTGAATAATCCCCATCATTTTGTGTTAAATTTTTAAACTTAACTTCCGCAACAGATTGAACTCCTTCAATTTTTGCTAATTCCAACTCAAATTGATTGATATTAATAGGTTGATTAAAATACCATTTATCAATATTGAAGAATTCTTTTGCTTTTTGAAGACATTGGTCTAAAACTTCTTTTTTATTGAAATTATTATATACTAATATTTTAAAATCTACTCCTATATTAATAATATAACCATCAATTATATTGACACTATCTGAAATGATTTTATATTTTTGTAAATATTGTCTAATATTATAAATTAATGCGTCATTTGTTTGTGTTAAGTTTTTATTTGAATTATAACTTAAAATGTATAAATTTAAACTAAATGGATTTGAAGTGTCAAAATTAACTTTTCTATAATTATTCTCAAGTGAATTATTAATTAAAGTTGTTTGATTTTGATTGTCAATAAATCCGTCTAATAAAGTTTTTGTAGTAGAAATAGATAAATCTGAATTTGGTATTACCATTACTTTAGCAATAGAACCAAATCTAGGAGGTAAAGAATAAATTCTAGAAATATAATCATCTGTAGTTACTGTTCTATTTTGAGAAGCAAAATTGGCTAAAGCATTTTGTCTTATTTCTTCTACACTTTCTTCATCTTGACCACCAACTGCTGGATTTGTATTTGTTATTCTTAAAGAATTTTTTACAGTAGTTAATAAAGAATTTTGAGATGGTGTTAAACCTGATGTATCATTCAAAAAAGTCACCGAATTTATATTCTTGATTGTATCAGAAGGTGAATTTGATATTAATCCTCCTCCAACCAAATATTGCACGGTTAATACAGTATTTGATGGAGATTGTCCAAATGTTTCAGATTTTAGTAACTTACTAGTATCATAATTTAAATTTAAATTACTAATATTAGTTAATCCTACTCCAACTAATTCTGAATTTGGATATATTACTTCATCTGAAGTTGATTCAATGCCCGCACCAAATTCAAGATATGTCGTATTGTTTGCAGTGACATTTACAACAAATTTACGAGAAGTTTTTAAACTTTTAATTAATTTTGGTACTTCCGCAGAATATTGTACATAGTCGTTATTAGTAAAATCTGTATTTTCAGTTTCAGTAAATACTAAATCTTGAGCTAAATAATCGACTTCATACCATTTATTGTTATCACTGTCTCTTACATCAATTATATCAACTACATTGTTTTCGGATAATGATATTTTATAAAATTGTACTGCAGCACCAACAGTAAATGATTCGGTTGTAATTTTTCCTGCAATGACTTTAACTGATTTTTTAAGTAAGAAAAATTGTGGAATACCGTAATCGTCTCTTGAATAAACCGTTACTTCTCTTGGTGAAAATTTACTGTCTAATGAAAAATCCACAGGATCTGTAGTAATAAAACTTACTCCGCTTTCGTTTGAAACTTCCATATACTCTCTTATTTTAAGAGCATAATTGTTATCAGGAATATAATTGTTACTTGAATCCTTTGTAGAAGGAATTATTTGATATAAATCAATATTTGTAGTTGCGGATTTAGTAGGTTTGGTTTTATAACCAAGATAATTTGCTAATGCTAATACGTTTTTACGTTCTTCAGCATATGGCATTAAACTTTCTTTGAATTGATAATCGGTATAATATGAAAGAACATCCCCAATATAAGATGCCATTTCAATAAACATCATGCCTGGTGAAGCATCACTAAAATCTTTGTAAGTTCTTGGAAAATATGTTTTTGAATACTCAATTAAACTAGCTTTAAAAGATGAAAAATCTCTATTAAGATATTTGATATCTTTTTTAGAACTATTAAATGACTTTTGTATAATGTCTGCCATAGTTAAATATTATTTTGATTAACTGTCAAATTCAATGTGTCTATTTGATTATTAACCGTAAATTGTATTTTTATATATAATATATAACTATCTGTTAGTTGATTTTTTTCTTGATTTGATAATCCAATATCTATTTTATTTACAGTTACACCAGGCACATAATTATTGATTTCATCAGTTATAATTTGTTTAATTATGTCAGGAGAATCTTGTAAATTTTGTTCAAATAAATATTCTTGTAATCCAGAACCAAAGTTTGGATTCATTCTTCGTTCGCCTTTTTTAGTTCTCAATAAATTAGTAATATTGGCTTTTACTTGAGTCAAAGTGTCATAACTTTGTTCAAAATAGCCATTTCTACCAATTTGAAGCGGTAATGTTAGTCCTATTGGATTCATATTATCCCATTGATACCATACCAGAACCTATTGTACCATTTTGTTTCTTTTTATCTACAAGCTTCATTAAACTTCTAAAATCTCTTTTAAGAACATCCATTACTTTACCTTGTTCTTCAGTTACAGGAGCAACCGGTTCTGGTTCAGACACTTCTGCAGATTCATTTATTTGCATTCCAGAAAATACTTGAGATTTAAAGCTAGAATCTAGACCTGCCATAGAATCTTCTCTTGGTATTTTAACGACAGTTTGATTCAAAATCTCATTCAAAACAGGATTACTTGAATATTTTTTAATTTCTTTAGGTTTTTGTACCGATTCTTTAACTACATTCTTTGTAGGAGTTTGAGAATCAATTATAGGAACTTGTTTGCCGGATAATACTTCAGTAAGTACTTTTGGTATTAAAATAGGTAAAGTTTTATCTAATTCTTCTTTAATTACGGACCTAATTATCTCTTTTAATTCATTACTTTTCATATACTATATAATTATCATTAAACTTTTGGGATTGTATTATTTATTTTGTTATTTATTTCTTCCGCAGATGGTGGTTTTGGAATTTTTACAGTTTTTATTCGTTTACCCATACCAGATTTAATCTTTTTTGCTAATGATACACCTCCAATAGCACCTACAGCTCCACCTATACCGGCACCTAAATTTCCTCCTAATTTATTTCCTATTCCTGCACCTAATCCACCTCCAATGCCACCTCCTACAGCACCAGTTACACCTCCTGATATCGCACCTCCTATAGTTCCACCAATAGCACCTCCAGTTGCGCCACTCATTGAACCTCCAATACCCGCACCTATACCAGAAGAAACCGTTTTTGCAGCAGATGTTATTCCACTTACAGCTTTATTTAATCCACTTTTAGCACTTGATATCGCACCGGACAATCTATCAACAGATTTTCCTGTTACTGAACCAGGACTAAAATGTTTTGGATTGAAATTTGGAGCAGATAATTTAGGTATATTGGTACTTGGTAATTGTGGAGGAGTTGGTAAAGGAGGTATACTTGGTGTATTTAATCCGGATAAATTTGGTAAACTAGGAGATGGTAAAGAAGGAACGCTAGGTATACTCGGAATATTAGGTACTGAAGGTACAGATGGAGTTGGGATATTAGGAATATTTGGAATTGATGGTTTAGGTATATTTTTAGCAATATCTGCTTTTTTTGAAGTAACAAATTTCAATCCATTAGATGCTTCTGTTGGTGGTCCAGGTAAAGCAGGATCGATATCTTTAAATGATGTAAGTTTATTTATCATACTTCTTCAAATTGTATTTCAACCGGACCTTCTCTTCTTAATTTTCCTTTAAATTCTCCAGGCAATCCTTCACCTGACACAATATTGACAGAAACCGGCTCGGTTCCATTTTTCATTCCATTTGGCATCACACCGTCTACACCTGGAGCATATCCTCCACCAGTAACAAATACTCTTCGACTCATAAGTTTATCAAGATTATCTCTCAGAAACTTTAATTGTTTATCTTGCACTGATTCTTGTGTTTTATCTGGGTTTGGTCCTGGAGAATTATTATGAACGTGATTATACCAATGTACATGGTCTAGTAACCAATTACATAAATCATATAACCAATCTACTGTTGTTTGTCCCAATAATACAGGTTCATTTGTCTGTCCATATTGACCCAAATATATTGCAGGACTATTTAATACTGTTTTATTGTTTGTAGTTAACACAATTTGATCATGAGCATCGACTGTATATTCACTATCAGTTACTACTCCATATCTTTCTTTGGAAAAATGTAACGATTCTCCAAATCGACTGCTTAAAATTAATCTATCGGTATTAATTACTATTTGGTCTCCTTTTAAATTTTCAATATCAAAATTAAAAGATGTTGAACCATTAGGAGAAAATAGTGGTTGTTCTTCTTTACCTTGTTGAAATAAAGATTTATAACATGTTGTTTTCCATTTTGATTTAGTTAATCCAGATGTAATATAAATTGAACTACCATCATGGTTAATATCTTCTTCTATTAAACCGCCAACATTTTTTTGAGAATCAATTATTGATGGAATATCAGGCAATTTAGATACACCCGCAATTGGTTTATCCAATGATAATTTTCTTTGTCTATTTCGTATCAATATCATAGGATTTCCACAACCTTCGGTAGGTTTATTTACGGTTGGATCTCCTTTATAATCTGGATAAAATCCTTTATCATTTTCTCTTATATTATCATAAGCAGAAAAACGAATTGATTGTCCATGACGACTTTCAAAAACAGTATCACCTTCATATCTTCTTAATTTTCTTATTTTTGAATTGGCAAGAAAATAAGAACCTAATACACCTTTTACTTGATTATTTGCAATTTTTTTATAAGCATTTAATGATGTTGGACCTTCCACAGGTTCTGTTTTTGCCTCATTTTCAGAGACTAAATCAGTATTACCATCATTATTTCCATAAAACTTTTCAAGTCTAAAATTCGATTCTTGATTAACAAATCCATTTAAATTTAATTTTCTAGTATAAAATAGTCTATCTAAATATTTTACTACAATTACTACTTCATTTAACAATGGATATTCAACTATTCCAGTAGATTCAATTGGAAATGCCCACGATAACTTTTCTTTTTCCAATCCTTGTTGTGAAAAACACAATCTAACTTTACAAGCACCAATGTAATTATAATCTATATCTTTATTTGATGGTTGTTCATTTTTATAATTAGCAGGTATATTTCTAGAATCTACTAAATGACGTTTATTAATTATTTCAGGATGTTTTTCATCCAAAATAACATCCAAAACTATAGCCGGTTCTAATTCATAAAATTCACTTACAGATGGTGAAGAATTATTACTACCAACCGACAATCCTAAATTGTTCAATTGTCCAAAACTAACTGGAGACGATTTTACATTAAAATATGGCATATTATTTCTTTATTTCTAGTGGAGAATTTATATTTTCAGTAATTTTTTCTACTTCAGCCATTAATTGTTTTCTTTCTTCTTCAGACAATCCGCCTACTTCTTCTTCACCTTTATTATTATTACTGACTAATCTTTGTACTATGGCAGCTAATTTAACTAATTGTTCATCGTTCCTAACTCCTACATCTAAATAATCTTTAATGAGAGGAACGATGACAATAGCGTCATTTGGTGTTTTAATCATACTTCTTAAGTCAGATACCAAAATATCAATTTGGTCCTTTTTACTTTCAGAATTGATTACAACATCTTTAAGTAAGTTTGAATATTTCTTACCTTTATATAATTCAAAATCTAAATCCATACCTATAAATAGATATGGATTTGAATAATTACACTATCAATTTAATTTACCTCTATCCAAATAAGATTGAGCAATTACTTTTTGATAACTTTTCATCTTATTTATAACTTTAGTAATTTGTTGAGTCTTACAAGATGAAATTTCTCTAATATAGAGATACAATGCTTTTTTATTAAAAGCATCAATTCTATTACAATTTCTGAATAATTCTATAACCGCATTTGCTATATTCAAATCTCTTTGTTTAGTGAAAATACGACCAACATTTTTTTCCCAATAGTCTACCATTAATTTGAGAAATTCATTAGTTTCTACTTCTTTATGGTGAGCATCAACAGTTTGTAAACATACTGATGATTCACTTGGTGTATCTGCTATATTTACGTGTTGATTATATTTTTTATAATTACCGTTATTGTGGAAAATAAGATAATTTTTAGCAACTATACTGAAATAACTAAATGCTTTACCTTTACCTTCTTCAAATTTATTCATATTAGAAACTAAAT